CTTGCGGTAGCAGAGGTGACTGATCACCCCTGCCCGCACTGCCGCCGAGAATCTTGCGCCCATCGCGTTTGGGTGCGGCGGCTCCGGAACCCACGGGCGGACATCCTCCGCAGTGAATTCCGCGCCAGTCCGGGCCAACCATAAGATGACAAAATCACAGGTCGCCTTCCAATCCTGCGGGGTATTGGCATCCACCGCGAGAATGCCACGGTCGCGTAGTTCCTCGCCGGTCATTTGGAGTCCTCCTTCGCGTGTGCCAAGGCAAGGCCCAGCTCATGCCCGAAAATTTCTGCGTTTTTTCTGGAAAACGGCGCTGCCCTTTCAATGGAAGCCGCTAACACAAGGATTGCCGGAGCGACCTCTCCTTCAAATTCAACATTTCTCCGCAGATAGACATATTCATCAGCGATTTCTTCAATCATTTCGCCTTCCTCGCTTTCTTCTTGTCGGCGACGAGCTTCACGATGTCTTTGCCCACGATGGCCTGCTCCTCGCGAACCGGCACACCCATCTTCGCGCACCATTCGCGGAATTTCGTGCCAGTCATCTTGCCGCCACAATTGGCAACGAGATCATCGAGGCCCGACTTGCCGGTCACCGCAGCCGAGACGATGGCGATCCGGTCGAAATGCTCGCGACCCGCCTCCTCTTGGAGCTTCCACCCCGGAACTGCCGTTGTCTTCATCAGCACCTTGGCCTTCGTTTTGAGATCATCGACAAAATCCTCAAAGATTGCGTTCGTTGTTAAGAACGCGCCCAGCCTCTCCGGGTCTGCCAGCAACCCAGCCTTGAGCGCCTCCAGTGAGACGGCAGTCGGTTGGGATTCCACCACCGCCAGCGTCTCGACAATCGGACCCGTGCGGGCTGCACAGCTATCGGCCTTCAAGCACCATGAGCAGTATTCACAAGGAGTCGCCACGGCATTCGGATCGTTCACAGCCTCCAGCACCCCGTCCACCACGGCCTTCGCGGTTGCATAGCTGAACTCGATGCGTGTGAACTCCCGCTGGTCGCAGAAGAGCAGGCAGCAGGTCCAATGCTCGCCAAAGGTGCGCTCCATGTTCCCCAGCGCATAAGCCGCCATCTGCTCGTAGTAAGAGCGAAATGATTGCCCCGTCTTGAGGTCGAAACTCATCGCCTCGTTCTCGCAGCGGGCATCCTCCGTCCCAATATGGTCAAGACCCGGAGTCTTCACTTTCAGCTTTGCCTCGTCGGCGATGATCTCGCCTCCGTCCGCCAGATCGCGCACCGTGTCCACAGCCCACATCACATTCTCCTGCTCCTCGGTGGATAGCTCCACCGGCACAGGTTCACCCATGAGGAACGCCCGGAACGCCGCATCAAGGCGGGTTCCCCGCTCCGCATGCGGTCCTGCCACGGGATTGGATTCATATTTCGCGCATTGCGCCAGCTTGGGCAGCGAGGAATGTCGGATCGTGGCGCTCATTATTTGACCTCCTTCACTTCTGCCAGCACGGTTTCGAGGAAGCGTGGAGTCGATGAGAGGATGCGGTTGCGGTAGCCCTCGTCCGTCATGTCGCGGAAGGTCTGCCCATCGGCGATCTGGCCCTTAGAAACAAGGAAGGCGTTGACCTTTGCCTCATGCTCGAAAATGCGCTTTTCCAATGTCAGCGCCCAGTCTGGCTCCTCGGTATCAATTGATACCACTTCGGCCTCGATGGCCTTCGTCTCAGTCGCAGGAACTGCAACAGGCTCGACCACTGGTTCGGCCTTCACTTCCACGACCGGCTCCACCTTAACCGCCCGCGCAGGGCGAGGCGCGTCGAACTCACCGACCTCCTCCGGTGTATACATCCCATTAAGAACCGCAGGGAATGTCGCCCGGACGCCCTCCGAGATCACACGCGCCCGCAGCATTTGACGGGGATAGGATTTCCAGTTGTCCTTACCGCCCAGCCCAGCGGCCTTGGCCCGCGCCATGTCCCAATCGATGCGGAGCGATCCGCCCGCCGGATGCGTGAATGTCGCGCTCACCTTCTCGTTCGTATGGTCGTGCCACTCGACACGCCCGCCGCTCTGCTGGAATCTCGCCAGCATCGAGTCCGCCTTCAGCGAGGCGCGGCCTTGGATAATGTGGTAATCAGAGGCCACCGATCCGGGATGACGCCCTTCGGCGGTAGCCACGATCATAAGAGCCAGTGCCTGGTCCGGTGTCTTCATGCCGAAGAGACCCGATTTCACGATGGCCGAGGCCATCACCTGCATGTCGCCGAGGGCGACTTGTGTGTTGACTTGTGTAGTCAGTTGCGTAGTGTTCATTTGTTATTACTGCTTTTCTTGTGGTTTAACTTTGCCCCGTTGGATGCCAGTCCTTCGGGGCGCTTTTCTTGTGTTGAGGGTGTTAATCCTCGAAATCTTCAAATTCTTCCCAGCGGCGTCGGCGCTCGTCATGCCGCCGGAATCTTGAAAGGATGTCCGCCTGCCCCAGCCGATAGCTCGCATAGCAGGAGCCGAGCGTGAGGAGGGCGATGACTATGGCGAATTCCGCGCTCATTTCGCGCCCCCCGTCCAAGCCCATGTGATAGCCAGCAGCACCGCCACCGGCCCCAGCGCCTTTACCGCCTCCCAGATCGACTGGAGAAGCCAGAGAGATTCTTGGTGGGTCATTTCGCCTTCCCTCCTTTGCTGCCGCCGTTAGCCTTGCCCAATGATCCTGCCCCATTGGTTCGACCCAGACGCTCTTTACGAGTGCTTCCACACGCTGGCCCACGAAGGGCGCTCGCAAATGTGTCGATCCCCGCTCCAATACGACGAAGACCGCTTCTGGCTTGTGCTGGAGTGGCAAGACACGCACGACGGAGAAATCCCCTCACATCGCGTTCCTCTGGAACCCAAGTGGCTACAGCCGCCATTAGCTCCCGAACAGCCGTGGGTGTATCAAGTGACCGTGGAACCGTCCCGATAACTTTCATTTCGCGGCCCTCCTGCGGTTCGTCGTTTTGATTTTCCGGAGGCGATACCAGTTCTCCAGCACGGCCCGCGAAATGCGATGGCCAACGCGATTGCCAAATGGCTTCGACGCCTCGATGGCCCCCGATTCCAGCAGCCGGTAGATCGTCTTCTTCGACACACCCATGAGCGCAGCCGCCTCGTCGGTTGTGATCTCGTCCGGGTTCACGCCGCCCCCCCTTCCGCCTTGCCAGCGCCGGTTGAAAAACACACGCTCCCGGCATGTCCTTTTTTGAACGCCTCCAAACTCTTTCCGACGAGGCACTCGCCGCCGAGTTGGAGAATAAAAACCTTAATGAATATGGTCATAGTCTTGTCCTTTCCGAAATCAACCGCCGTGCCCTGCAAAAATCCATCCAAGCGAACTTCCTACCCCGCTGGACGGGGTGGGTTGTCCTCCTGGCATCAATTCTTGCCGCTCTATTTTCCTTGATAGGATTGCTGCGATAACCTGCCTCGCCTCCTCTGGGGACAGGAGCAGCTCCCGACCGCTCTTCAGCACCGCCCAGCTCGTCATCGTGTCCTCCCCGGACCGCACCGCCTCCACGGCGTCGAGGTTCAACGCAAAATCATTCTCAAACATCACGCCGCCACCCCTTCTGTCTTGCGCCGCCACCTCCGGCCTGACATTTTCGTTTCCCGATGAAGCCCTCATGGTTTTGGCGCCTCCGTCACAGGTTTCGCGGCGGCAACCTTGGCGTCCTCCGAAAATGGGACCGCCAGCGACGTCAGACCGCCCTGAAAGAAGCCGGATTCCTCGCTTCCGATCCCAATGTCCTCGCCACCCTCTCCGACCGCGAACTCGCCGAATTTCAAAGCAAATCCCTCGAAGGCACCCGCCAGTTTCTCCTTGCCCAGTTCGAGTGGCAACGCCGCCTCACCGCCCAGCAAATCCGCGGAGCCTACCGCAGCGCCTGGATCGGGGTTTTCGGCGTCCTTCTCGGCATCCTGCTTGGCTACATGCTCCCGAGGCTGGAAGCCCTCCTTGTCCAGATTGGGCAGGGTCACCATTAAAAATCCCGACGCCACACAAGCCAGAAACAACGCGCCCTGCTCCCAGAGGCTCACAGCGGGGCCAGGCCGCCCCAACCGCCGGTCCACCATCCGGTCCCATTCCTTCTCATCCCAAGTTTTTCCCATCATGCCGCCTTTCTTTTGGTTGCCTTTTTCTATGCAGTTTGTGAGTGTTCTTTAGAGTTACAGGTTACTAAAACCTTTTCTAAAAAAAACTCGACCTGCCGACTTGTTGGTCTTTTTTCAGTCCGAGCCTCACGCCTTACCTTTTCGACGAGTTCTCTTGGTAGCCACACTGCTAATAGCTCTTTTTGTGGCTTCGGCGATTGCGAGGTAATCTTCCGGTGTGAGGACGGTCTTGCGAGTGGCATGGGTCAAAATCTCTTCTATGAAAGCGGTGATCGTCAGCCCACGGGTTTTCGCTGCTTTGCGGACCCGTGCCGCCAAGGTGCGAGGGATGTAGAATCCGATCACTTCCTTGTCTGGTGAATGTTGGTTTGGCATGACGAGAGAGATTTCTACAAGGTTACTAAAACCACGCAACAATTATTTTGTAATGGGGTGTTCACCCCATAGTAAAAAATTTATTGACATCCGCATAGGCATTGATTCCGCAAGCCAAAATAAATTTTCACCCGCTTAAACAGACGCTCTGCTGGCGACCCTTCTTAACTCATCACAAAAATGCAGACCAACAAAAAGACCGCAGACCCGCATGAATGCTGGATGTGCTGGCAATATTATTTCACCGCAGAAAAACCAAAATAGATGACAGCAACCGCTAAAACTACCATGCACGAAATGTAAATTCCGAACCATGTTTTGTTCCACCAGTTACCGGCTGGCGCGTATTCGCCCATGAACAAACAAGACGCCAGAAACAGAACCATCCAACCGGAAACGATGACGACACTCATATCTTCACTTTCTTCGCCCGATTCTCCAGAACTCTGGCAATGACCTTTTCCCTATTCCGCTGATACCAGTCCGCCTTGCGCTGCGCCTCGGCCTCTTTGAATTTGTCATCGGTCGCATACTTCGTCTTGTATTGGCGAGCCATGAATTTCTTCTGCGTTTTTTTATTCGCGTAGGGCATAGGTCAAATCTCCCACCACGCCTCGGAATCCGCTCTGGCAGCGGGAACAGCGTAGACTCGTTGCACCATCGCGGGACTGGAATGCCCCATCTGAAAAGCTGTCAACGGGGCGCTCTTGCACCTCGCCAAATGATAGGTCGCGAACGAATGCCGGAGCGAATTCTCCGGAAACCCATCCCAGCCGAGCTTCGCCGCCAACCGCTTTCGCTCCTCGTAATGCGCCCGCGCACTCCCCGGCACGATCCGGCCTTTCTTGCCGGTAAAGAATTTTTTCCTCTTCGTCATCGGCTCCGTGAAATCCACGATCCGGTCCATCATGCCGTGATGCTGTTTAGAGACCTCCGGCCTAACCCAAATCTGCCCAGCCTTCACATCGATGTCCTCCCAGTTCATCCGCTGCACCTCAATCGAGCGCAGCCCCGCGAACCCGCCCAGCAAGATCGACGCCCGCATCGAGTCGCTCATCTCCGCATCGAGAAGCGCCCGCATCTCATCGGCGTTGAGTATGCCCTTCCGAGACCTCGCCCTCGGACAATCCACCGCCCGGAACGGCGACCGATCCAGCAGGTCCATCTTCACGCACCAATTAAAGAAAAGCCGGACATAACGATAGACCGTGGCCCGCTGCGTGTCCGAACCCGGAATCTTCGCGAACCACTGGACCAGCATTATTGGCGACACCGCTTTCAGTTGGCACTGGAAATCCCTCGCCAGCCACTTGCCCACCTTCTCCACCTTCTCTCGATGTGACTTCGACCTGTCTTGAAAAAGTGCCACAAACATTGCCACAACCCGCTCCATCGTCGGGCCGTCCTCCCCCTCCAAAGCATCCGTCCCGCCCTTCTGGAGCTTCGCCAACAACCTCGGCCCCTCGCTCCAAGCCATCGCTTCAGTCTCATAAAAATACCGCAGCCTGCGACCGGCCACCGATTTTGGTATGGTCAGCACCCAAGGCGAAGTCCTCCGCGACCGATCTTCTGTAACTCGATAAGACATAACTGGACAAACCTTGTGGCAGTTGTGGCATTTCCGCAACCTTTATTTGTCCAAACAAGGAAAAACGAGTCCCACAAAGGCCGGACACGAAAAACCCGCAGCGCCTTTGTTTATGGGCTTCTGCGGGTTGATATCGAAGGAACTACCGGCGGTCGGGATCGAACCGACACTCCTTGCGGAACGCGATTTTGAGTCGCGAAACACTCGTTGATTTCGAGTTATTTAAGATGTGCTTGTGGCATCTTGTGGCATTTTTTCGTAAGTATTTGATGGTTTTTTGCAACTCGTTGATCAACGACTTACGAACGCGATTCTCTTCTCCTACTGAAACGCGATTCTGTGAATAACTGGTCTTTTTTAACGCAATTATCGATTATAAAATTATCCAGATGTTACTGGGCGGATTCGGATGAAGTTCCGAGCGATGGTTTTTTGCCGTGCTTTTCTCCAAACTCCGTCTCCCGTTTCTGAGTCTCGCTCCCCTCGCCCGTTGGTGTTGCCCTCGATTGTGATGATCTGGTGGCCGGAATCAGACTCGACGATTCCGACATGGCTGAAATCGAAGACGACGATGTCGCCGGGTCTCGCGAGTTCGCGGTCGTGAAGGATGATGGAGGTCTTCGGGCGGTCTTTGGCCCAGCCGAGGAATCCGTATGCAAGCGCCGTTTTGGGTCGCCAGTCCTCCGGCGTGGAGGATTTGAGGTTGAGCCAGTCGCGGACGCCGGCGTGGTCGAGCCACTCGGCGATGCACCAGTCCACGAAGGCCGCGCACCATGGCCATGATGCTGGCTTGAGGTCGGTGGCCTTTTGGTAGTCGCGGATTTTTGCTCCGTTGTTGTTCCCGCCTTCCTCGCGGACTCCGATTTGTGAGGCGGCGATTTCGGCGAGGAGCTTGGTCATTTGTCTTTGAGGGCTTTTGCCTCGCCGAATTTCGACCAGGCGTGATTGAGATTCTGATCTCCGGGGAGTTCGGGGTTGGTGAGAGGAATGTATTTCACCGACACGCTGACTTGCAGGTTGCCGAGTTCGCCTCGCCGGTCACCGAATGGCGGAACCGGAACGCTGACGCAGGAGGTCAAGAATGCCAGCGCCACGAAGGCAACGACGATCAGTCCTGCGGCGATCCGGCGCGGCTTCATTTTTCTTTACGAAGTAGGTTGATCAAACCGACTGCCGACAACCCAACCGCCAAGATTCCCTCTTGAAGTTGGGGTTCCAGCTTCAAGCCCAGTGCGGTTAAAATTAAAATCGCGCCCCTCCAGCTACTTTGTTCCTGCGCCCGGTTTAAAATGTAGGTGATGAGGTTTTTCATGGTTAGATGGTATCAGTCAAAACACTATAGTCAAATCACTCTTCGGTTGTGGCGTTCTGGTAAAGGCCAACGACTGGTTTGACCATGTTGAGAAGGACGGCGGGCGCGGCCATTGGCGGGGCGACCGCTAATGTGCGAGCGATAGCGGCCCACTCTTTCAGCAGAGCATCGGGATCATCAAATGCCAAAATATCATCAGCGTTTTTCAAAGCCCTTAGGCCGGACTGCCCAACGCTAATCAACGGGTTCTGCGTTGGCGCAAACCAACCAGCCCCGGAAAGTTGAGAGAGGACTGAATCAAACATCGTTCCAAAAAACAAATACCCTTGCAATGGAGCAAGCGCGAGCGCCCTCACCCAACCGCCGAGTGTCCAGATATCTTCATCATCGTCGTCCGTGAATGCATCGCGGTAGGACGATGCTACTACATGTGAGAGTGCCGCCATGAGTTCCACGGCGATAATTCGGCGAACATGCGTCCATTTATCTCCACGCCCTGTGACGAGTCCACGAATCGCATCAGCCATAATCGAGGTCTTGAGTCTCGGATCGGACATAAAAAGAAAAAATGCTTTTGTGTAAATATTCCCGCTGTTCTCAACATTGCTTTTTTGCCCAAAGGAAACCGGCTGGGCAAATCGGTAAATGGCAGCAGCGGCTGCATCGAGCGCGGTTTCGCGAGCGAGAGGTTCCGGCATTCCAGCAGCAAGCGCCTCTTTCAAATTTGCGCGGTAAACAATCGCAGCCGAGAAACTGGTTGTCGCGGTATCCATCCAATTAATAAGAGACATGGATGTTTCGGCGATTTTTGCAGCCTTACCGGGTCGCCCGCCGTATTTTTCAAACAGAAACCTTGATTCCGCAGTTGCGCCACCGCGCAGGCGTGTTTGTAGCGCATCGCTTTCAAAAACTGTTTTGATGTCTTGGATCAGTTGATCTGGCGATTGCATCGCAGTCACAACTTGCTTCATGTCGAGCGCAAGCCCAAAGCGCACGGCGTTGTCCAACTGCATGGCCAAGGTTTTAAGATTGAAACCGAGTGATGCCACGGACTGCCCTCCTATGACAGAACCAAGTATTGCATTTGCCCATGCGGCTCCACGGGATTGGTTGCCTCCCCTTTGCTCCAGTTGGTCCGCCCATAGACCTGCAAGTTTCAAAACATTGTCGCCATGCTTTTTTTTGATTGCATCACGGACATCTTTATTATTGAGCAGCGAGCGAAACTCCCTCGCCAATTCGGCGAAATTGACCCAATGCGCTTGGGTCAGAATGTGCTGCTGCATGACGCTTAAAGCGTCTTCCGCTGCGATTTCAGATGAGTGGGACACACGCGACTTTGCAAAACTGGGAGTGCTTCCCTTGGATACAGGCACGCCATCAAGGCCAATATCCGGAACATCCTCAGAATGTTTAAAACGAGTCGGCGCGTAGTTTTTCACTTGCGGCATGTTCATGCCAAACATCCGTGAGTAGACCGGATTCACAATGCTTGCGCCCTTCCCGTAGAGTTCTTGTGCGTAGGCGATCATTGATTCAGAAACTGGATCGGAGGTCAGTTTGCGAAGGTCAATGATGCTATCGTCATTCCACCCTTCCCGACGCATCTTGTCTTGGACATCTGGTTGGTTCCACGAAAGGAGAAGCTGGATCGCTTTCCCACGGGTCATCGGCAAGCGGACTTCTTTTCCGGGGTAAACGACCTGCTTGAGCGTGATATTTTCTTTGCGAGTGTCTGCTGGCAATGCAGCAAGTTCATCAGAAAGGTTTTTGATATCGGCATCAGTCAAATCGCTACGATCAATTTCGCCACGCACGACTTTCTCTGCTTGCTCAATGGTGAATTCGGTATTCTTAACTTTTCTACCTTGAAGATATCGCACGGAGTTTGGAGCCTCGGTTTTAAGCATCTCCAAAGCCCTCCCTGCGCTGATGCCTGCATTTTTAGCTCCTTCGCGAAGCGCATTGAGAATTCCTTCGCGTTGGTCGATCTCGGCTTTTTGAGCAGCGACATCTGCTTTGCGGAGTCGAGTTGAGAAATCTGCGGCTACATCTGGCGGGAAAAGGGCTGTGACAAACTGCTCAAAACTGGCGTGATCAAGTAGCGCGTGGTTTGCCCAATCGGATACGCGATCCATGAATGTCTTGTTTTTAAAATCATCAGATCGGGTTGCCTCCCCTACCCACTCCACGGTCTTCTTGGCTCGTTCCCGGTTCTCGGCGATGCGGGCTTCCTCTTTGATGCGCCACGCTTCGCGCCCAAGTTTGAGTTGGTCTTTGAACCACTCGTAGGCTTGCGCGAGCGTTTCGGAGTTCCGGTTTTTAAGGTCGCCAAATTGGTTGAGAATTCCCCACTCCTCCACCATGTCGGCGGAGTTCTCGGATATAGCCATGGTTTGCTCCAGTTGGAGCATCCGTTCCGACACAGCATCCTCGTCCATCATGGTGGCGCGTTGAACCATATCGGCGAGTTTTTGCTTTTCTGGTCCCAGCGTGGATTTGCGGACATTGTTGTCACCGGCCTTCGGGCGGGATTGCTTGACGGCCTTGGCGATGGCCTCGGTGTATTCGCGCACTAGCACTTTTTCGAGTTCGGTGTCGATCTTCTTGATGCGGTCGCGGAAGAAGTCGGCGATGGCCTTGTCGGCCCGCTTGGTGGAGAGGTTCTCGGTTGCTGTGTAGCCTAGTGGCAGGGAAACCTGCTTGCCTGCCTGCCCGATGTTTTGGCCTTCGCGCATCCATGCCGAGATAATTGCGCCGTTCATGCCGGAGACCTCGGAGATCTTCACCCCGTCCTTGAAGACATCGTGCGGGGCGATCCCGGCGAGCTTGGTGTAGCCCCCTACCCTGCCGCGCACTTCGGGCGGGAGGACAGACATGATGCCGTCTAGTTCGCCGAGACCTTGAAGGATTTGTGTGCGGCGGATTTGGGAGTCGTCGCTGCCGGTGTCGGCCATCGCGGCGAGTTCGTCGGAATTCCAAGCCATGACCTTGGAGAATTTCTGCTTGGCCCGCTGGTAGACTTTGAGCCGCTCGTCCGGGCCTCGGTTCATGCCGCCGAGGGCGCGGTTTACCCGGTCGATCTCGGACTGGCTCGCGATGGAGTAGTTTTTTGGTTCAAACTTGACGGCTACGGAATCCAATGCTTTTTTTAACCTTGGGCCAAGGAGACGATCAGAAAGGCCATCTGACCGGGGATCATTCCCTGTTATGAGGACGCGGCCGCCCTCCTTCTTGGCTCTCTCAATTTTTTGAGCGATGGAGTTATCTCGCATTGCCATCCATCCAACAATTTGATGGGTGTCTTTAGTGTCCTCCATTTCAACCAAAACGGCTTGGTTTGATTTATCAAATCTTACAAAATGCCAATTATTAGGTCTTTTTGCTGGTTGATCCAGTATCAGCAAATCCGGTGAAGATATGGCTTCTTGTAAGATTTTTGCAGATTCCGAATCAGGAATCTCTCCGTGAGCGGATTTGTTTTTTCCCACCACAGAAACTTTTAAAACAACCGGCTTGTCAGATTTTCCAGTAGCCTCAAGGACGAGAGGAGAAAGCTGCCCAAGAACAAAGTCTTTGTCTGGTTTGGAAAAATAATCTTTTGACGGCGCTTCAATTTTCCCAATCGAATAGTTGATGTTCGCCGAGGTCGGGTCGAAGGTGCCACGGTTTCCGGTGGCCGATTTGACCTGCGTTTCGTTGAATGGAATCCATACTTGGTGCTGCACTCCGCCATTTTTCCCGCCGGTATCCTTGATGCCATCGTATCCGAGGGACGACAGAGTTTCTGTGACCCAATCGGGGATGCGCGTCCACGCATGGGTCGTTCCTTTCGCCATGTCCTCTTTCAGCGCGGCCATCCAATCGTTCCCGCTGATGGTGTTTTTATCCCATCCGTCGGGGTTTTTACCTGCGGATTGCTTGGCCCGCTTGCGCTTGCCTGCTTGTTCCAAGGCTGAGACGACATCGCCCGGGATGCTTGCTGTATCGAGCGGGTTTTTGATCGAAAGATAGA